ATTTGATTTTGACTCACCAAAGGACTCTACATCCATGTCATCAGAGAAACTTCCAAGTTCTACATCAAAATAGATGCCTGATTTCTGTTTCTTAACAACGTCTACCTTAGGAATAACGTCTATATGGGCACAACCAAGACCTTCATCTATCGTTCTGGCCGATGGATCAATAACAAACTTAAAAGGAGAAATAGGAACCAGTGAACACTGAGTCCGTGACTTCATGGTTACGCCATTTTGAGAAAAAGTGGATTCTTCAACATCCTCAACGATGATTTTACCAATACCATCTCCATAAATAGCCGCGTTTAGATAACATTCTGAGACTGATTTTGAAACTTTGGCGATTTCCATGTCTTCAATAAGCTGATTTCGGATAGGTTCAATGTCTCGTTTTTCCTGGTCGGCAATATCGTCTGATATATCTATCCAGTAACGCCGACCAAAGGTAGCTTCTTCGGCTTCGGAAACGGCCATTTCGATAGCTTGTTGAAGGGCTGGGGAGATAAATTTAGATCGTTCTGACTGACGGGTTTTATCTTCTTCTGTGAAGATGCCTTTCCATTGACGGTAATATTCTTTCCAGTTTGATTCGTGATTCTGTTTTCGATAATTTTCCCAAGGCTCTACATTACCAATGACCCACTTGACTAATTCTGTATCAATATCTGACTGTTCAATCTTATCGTTCATATACCTATCCAAGAATCAAGTGGCTCGAATTCTTCAAACTCATAGTTAGTATTGTAGTTGGTCGTAGCTAATTGGTCTATATAAGACAAAGCATCTAGTAAATCATCGTGTGCCATAGGATTTGGAAAGTCAAGATACTGTTCTATAAAGGGTCTTACCCAGATGGCATCTTTCTTGAGTACCAGTCTTCCGCGTTCAGCACGACCCTGGATTGCCCACGTAATACGATTGGCTTTATTCTTACCACCATGGCTTAAAGGTTCTATATGAGGAAATATCCTCATTCGTTTCATTTCATCTTCAAGATATGGAAGAACCGCATTAAATGCCATACCCTTTTCTATCCCTACTGCGACGGGTTGATAGTCTTTAGCGGCCTTGATTATTCTCAAGGCTGTTTCTCTCACATCCCATCGACCATGAATAATCTCATGGATAAACCAACCTTGGGGAGAGACCTCTACAACAGCTCCAGCACTTTCATCACGCTTCTTAATAGCTGATTGGATTAATCCTTCACCCGTTCCAAAACCTGCTAAGTCCCATGCAATATAAATCTGCCCTGTTTCAGGTGGTTCATCCTCAAACTTGAGATATTCTTCCTTAAATGTACCACCACCACCTGCGGAGAAGGATGCTTCATACTCCTGTCTAAAAGCGGCTGCTGACATTGAGCCACGAGCCGCGTCAATTTCAGTCGGGTCTAATTCAGGATTATCTAATGAATTAAAATGGAATGATCCCCATTCTGGATGGCCTATTTCCTGCATCTTACCTGCATGAACCCAGAGATCATAAAAATGATTCTTGCCAGAAGGCGTACCGATAAAAAGAGCATTTCCTTTGTAATCTGAGAGAGCTGGTCGAATAATCAAGTCCCATACCTCAGGTTTCATATCGGCATATTCATCCATCACAACGAAGGATAGTCCTATACCACGGAGTGTTTCAGGACGGTCAGAACCCTTAATCTTGATTGTTCGTCCATTAACGAGACGAATAACGCCTTCATTCTGACGGACGCTTTCAACAACATCTTTCCCTAAGTCCATCAGGAGATTCCACATAATATCCTTACCCTGGTTAAAGGTAGGCGCTATGTAAAAGACTTCTGCTTTTTTAAGGTCTTTACCCCATTTGTTTTTACTTTGAAGTCCGGCAATGAGAAGCATGATAGCTGATAGAAAAGACTTTCCACCTCGACGACCCGCTGCACAAACTTTGAATCGAGCTGGATGGTTAAAGACTTCAAGTTGTTTTTCATGAAGTTGAAAATTTAACTCGGCCATTAAGCCTCATACCAGAAAAAACTATACCCTATATTGATGGCTTGAGAATCGTTATTGGTTATCCTAACAAGATAATTAGTTGCTGTATCGAATATCCATTCAGCACCAATTTTTGATGCTTCGCCACCTGTTCTACCAGAAGATGTCGAAGGGATAAATGATGTTTCAAGAATCGTGCCAACACCCGTAACAGTTGGGCCTGAATAACAGAGCATAGTAGCTGTTGTGGCAGATCGACGATTATTATTTCTAGGTGTTAATGCGGCGCCATTGGCAGAAACGGTTGAATCTTCATACAGAGTAAAGTCTACAGGAGCGCCAGAGGTTTTTACGTCTGCTGCCCTGAAGTGTGGGATAGCGGAATCGGTTATGAACAGCATATAAGCTGTAGCACCGGCTCCAAGCCCTGTTATCTTTCCTGATAGGGTAAAGCCAAGGCCATCATGGATATGCTGATGTTCTTTTTCAATAGCTACAGTATAAGGTTGATGTTCATCAGTCGTTGTATTATATGCCGTCTTCCATGTCCAGAGGTAACTACCGGCATCATGTAAATCAATACCGGCGGTTTTAGTTGAATCAGCCATTAAGATTTATCCAGCTCTGAGCATCCCCTTCCGATGGGAACGGGCCTTTAATGGTAATCCAGACAACTATACGTCTCTGGATATACCAACCATCCTTTTTCTGAATTACTCTCATTTTCTGACTTTAACTTTTTTCTTACCGCAACCCATAGAGCCTCCTATTTCTTTCGATCTTGCTTAGTCTTGAATTCAGTCCACAAATCCTTTCCACGCTGAGCTGACTTATCAATATACATTTCCCTCACCGAGTCAGGAAGCTCCTCCCAAACCCGGCCATCCTGAGATGCCATTAGCTTTGCCGATCCTTCGTACTCAAACTTCTCAAGAAGATTAGCCATTACTTTGTTGCTTTCTTCACGGCGTCATCAATGCTCTTACGTCGACCCGTCAAAGCCTGGCGAGCTTTCTCTAAAAGACCAGACCCCATACCGTCTACAACATAAGGGCCACCACGGTACTCTTGAGATTCTTCTTTCTTTGAATCCTTGTCTTCTTCTTCGTCACGCATCTTGAGTTACCTCTTGTTTAGGACGACCACGTTTCTTAACCTCTACGCCCACTTCATCAGCCTTTTCTTCAGCAATAGAGCCTTTGGCATCCAGAAGCATACGCTCCAGTTCTTCAATCGAATACTGAGGCTTAACAGGGCCATCTTTCAACTCACGAGACACCTTCCATGCAATCTGACCCTTCTTATCCTTCTTACAGTTAGCCAAGAAATGATCCTTAGCTAACTCAGAAGGCATTACCATCTTGGCGCCATAAATCTTATGTGTTACTTCGTATTGCATCATTCCTCCTCAGGAATATTATTGCTCATCTACAATCTCACCTTCCATAACTTCTACCTTTGGAGTCATGCCAGTGACATTAATCGATATATTAAACTTATTCAAATCAACCTTATCCACATCAGCTACCGGAACAATTCTATCCAGAATCATCTTTCTCGCCGCATCCGATCCACCCTCATACAAAGGATTACCAGAGTCATCAAACAACAATTCACCTGTCTCTTCATTCTTAGCTCTACGTCCTACAGCCGCCTGGACGGTTGCCAGAAATACCCTCTTACCTTCAACCTCCAGTAATTCTTCAAATCCATGCTTCATAGCCTCCTTAAACAAGGTACTCTTATTCCTTACACCATGCTTTCTTCCAGTAAGATTAACTCCTTGAGTAATCAATTTACCTTCCTTGTCATACCTTGCTATCCCATACCGCAACATCTTGCTCTCAATAACCTCAAGATGTAAATCAAGATTATCATTCTCCGGGAACTCATAACTATAGTCCTTCCCCAAGTTAACATAATACTTCCCATTCTTCAGCTCAACTTCCCTGCCAAACTTTTCTTTGATAATCTCTATCGGATTAACCTTATCAATAGATATTACCTTTGACTCAATAACATTACTCATTATACCCAATCTATGATTTTCAAATTATAGATACTATAGCATAATTACTTCGTAATTCAGTCCAAATCAACCTTTCTAGCAATTTTCCATATCAGTATTTCAATAATCTGAAATCTGTATTAGTGGATTCTTATGGATGATTCCTATTTTACCTTTCGAGTTATAAGGGGGGTTATGCCTAATTACCCCAACCCACATACCCCCCTACCCCCATTCATCATGTTAACGATTACTAACATAATACTTGGCATACTCATTGCAGTACACAACATCTAGTGGTAGAAGCCAGGTTGATACACTATATATAGTATGTGATAGAGATAGACTATCGAAGTGTTGAGAGTGATAGAGATTGTTGTGAGAGAGGATGATGGACACCATTAACGCCCATTACACACCATTACAGTATCATTTGAATCACCATAATAATTATTTAACATAATCTGATTATTGGACAATCATCCTATATAGACTCATGCCAGATACATTATTATTGTGTCATGACAGAACATGACATTTCATGACATATAAGACATTGCTTATTTAAT